GACCACCCGCTTACGTATACGCTCTAATCCACACATTCCCTTATCTCTCCCTCACCATTAGAACGTTCTCATAGCAACCCCCCCCCATGCTTTTCAATTTGGCTACACCGGGGGTATATATATTTTTAGAAAAAGGTCTTGCGAACGTTCGTATATGCGTTTAAACTACCTTTGTTGGTAGAAGTAAGGCCACCTGATGTAACAGGGAACTACTATGTGCGGGACTTGCGTCGTAAGCCTGAAACCCAAACATCTACCAACAACCTTTAAGTATCAAGTGGAGAGTTTTAAGTATTCAATGACAAAACGCAGTGAGTTAGTTCTGGATTTTATAAAGGCATACATGAGGATTCATGGTGTGCCTCCTTCCTATGAGGTAATAGCCAAGGGGATTGGATTGAAGTCAAAGTCAAATATTCACCGGATAGTGCATTCATTGCAGGATGAGGGATTGTTAACTTTAAAGGCTTACAAATTCAATTCGATTCGGGTATTGGACAAGGGTGCAAAGGAAGATTTGGATTTATGACTCTTCTTACAAAGCAGGAGCTTGATGAATACAACTCAATGATTCCAATGGTTGGATTGGATGAAAGGAGAAAGATTCGGCAAATTCTTGAGATGGATAAAGTTGAAAGATGCCGGGAGTCTTTTATTTTCTTTGTGTCGCAGATGTGGGATGGGTTTATTTCGGGAAAGCATCATCAGATCATGGCTGATGCTTTTGAGAGGGTGGCTAAAGGTGAACTCAAGAGATTGATTATTAACATGCCGCCACGGCATACAAAGTCGGAGTTTGCTTCGTATTTGCTTCCGGCTTGGTTTTTGGGTTTACACCCTGAGAAAAAGATTATTCAGACTGCTCACACCGCAGAACTTGCAACCGGATTTGGTCGTAAGGTGCGAAATTTAGTCCAATCACCTGTGTATGACAAAATATTTAGTACAAAGCTCTCCTCGGATTCCAAGGCTGCGGGTAGATGGAACACTAATTCTGGTGGCGATTATTTCGCTATTGGTGTGGGTGGTGCTGTAACAGGTAAGGGCGCTGATCTTTTGATCATTGATGACCCTCATTCTGAGCAGGAAGCGAAACAGAATAACCCCGCAGTATTTGATGGGGTGTATGAGTGGTACACATCGGGCCCGCGTCAGCGTTTGCAGCCGGGTGGGGCCATTATTATTGTTATGACGCGCTGGGCAAAGCGTGATTTGACCGGACAAATCCTTAAAAACAGCGAAAAAGACGGTACTAACGACTGGGAAGTGATTGAATTTCCCGCCATATTGCCTTCTGGTAACCCTCTATGGCCTTCATTTTGGAAGAAAGAGGACTTAGAGGCTCTAAAAGCCGAACTTCCAGTTTCCAAATGGGAGGCACAGTACCAACAAAACCCCACATCCGAGGGCGGTGCGCTCATCAAGCGGGAAATGTGGAAGATTTGGGACAAGGATCACCCGCCACAGTGCGAATACACCATCCAAAGCTGGGACACGGCCTTCGAAAAACACAATCGTGCCGACTACTCAGCCTGCACAACGTGGGGAGTGTTTAAACATCCTGATGAAAAGGGCAATGAGCAACCAAACATCATCCTGCTGGATGCTTTCAAGGATCGTTTGGAGTTTCCGGAACTGAAAGCCAAGGCGTTTGAGATGTACAACGAGTGGGAGCCTGACACTTTACTCATCGAAAAGAAGGCGGCTGGAGCCCCGCTGATTTATGAAATGCGCCGCACAGGAATCCCTTTGCAAGAGTACACACCAAGCAAAGGCAATGATAAGATAGCCCGTGTAAACGCAATATCTGACATATTTGCGTCCGGCTTTGTCTGGTGTCCAGACAGACGCTGGGCTGAAGAGGTCATGGAGGAGTGTGCTTCATTTCCCAATGGAGATCATGACGACTTAGTTGACTCAACCAGTCAGGCGCTGTTAAGGTTCCGGCAGGGCGGTTTTCTCCGTTTAAACACGGATGATGAAGAAGACTTTGTCCCACGCCGGAAGAAAGCGGCCTACTACTGAGGAACCCCATGATTGATAAAAGTTTGAACCAAGCGCCAGCCGGACTCTCAGCCTTAGAAGAGGGGCCGACAATCGACATCGAAATCGAAATCGTTGGCGAGGATGAAGACGCTTCAATTGAAGATATTCCACAGGCTCCGGACATCCCATTTGATGCCAACCTTGCAGAGTACATCGACCCCAAAGAATTGACATCGATTGCCAACGAATTGCTTGGCGACATTGAAGACGATCTGGCATCCCGCAAAGATTGGATGCAAACTTATGTCGATGGACTTGAACTTCTTGGCATGAAGATCGAAGAGCGATCAGAGCCTTGGGAGGGCGCTTGCGGCGTTTACCACCCACTGCTCTCAGAGGCGTTGGTGAAGTTTCAAGCAGAAACCATCATGTCCACATTCCCTGCCGCTGGCCCTGTAAAGACGCAGATCATTGGCAAGGAAACCCCCGCCAAGAAGGAAGCAGCCAAGCGCGTCCAAGAGGACATGAACCACCAACTGACGGATGTCATGACAGAGTACCGTCCTGAGCATGAGCGCATGCTGTGGGGCTTGGGCCTTTCCGGTAATGCCTTCAAGAAGGTTTACTACGACCCATCGTTTAAACGGCAGGTATCAATATTTGTCCCGGCAGAGGACATCGTTGTTCCCTATGGCGCATCCAACCTCCAGACATCTCCCCGAATCACCCATGTGATGCGCAAAACGGAGAATGAACTGCGCAAGCTGCAAGTCGCAGGTTTCTACCGTGACATTGACTTGTCTACCCCGCTGGAAGTCACACCGGATGCTGCCGCAGAGGCCAAGGCTGCCCAGCAAGGTATCACCACCACCTCATCCAACCCAGATGATCGTGACCGCGAAATCTATGAAATTTATTGCGAGTTGAACATCAAGGGCTTTGAACACAAGTTCAAAGGCAAGATCACGGGCTTGGAAATCCCGTACCGCGTGACCATTGACGTATCGTCCCGCGAAATCCTGTCAATCACCCGCAACTACGACCAGCCCGAAGCCGGGATGCTGCCGGAGGCGCGGACCACGTTCGTCAAGTACACCTTTGTGCCGGGTCTTGGTTTTTATGGCATTGGCCTTCTTAATATACTTGGGAATACAACCAACGCGGTAACGGCTGGATGGCGTGAACTGCTTGACGCTGGTATGTACGCCAACTTCCCCGGCTTCCTGATCAGCGACGTTGGCGCACGGCAGAACACCAACATTTTCCGCGTCCCACCGGGCGGTGGCGCACAGGTCAAGACGGGCGGCCAGAAGATTGGCGATGCCATCATGCCGCTGCCTTACAAGGAGCCGTCAGGGGCATTGATGTCACTGGTGCAGGACATGTCCCAGACTGGTATGCGCGTGGGTGGCACTTCGGAAGCGCAGGTCGGTGAGGGCCGCGCTGATGCTCCGGTCGGCACCACGCTGGCCATGATTGAACAGGCCACCAAAATTCTGAACGCCGTCCACAAGCGGATGCACTCGGCACAGGCTGAAGAGTTCTCGTTGCTGGTGCAGTGCTTCCGCGAACATCCTGAAAGCTTCTGGGAGCGTAACCGAAAGCCGACCATCGCATGGAACGAGGAACTGTTTATGCAGGCCCTCACCGATGTGGAACTGGTGCCGCAAGCCGACCCAAACACGTCCAGCCAAAGCCAACGCCTGATGAAGGTTATGGCGCTCAAGCAGTTGCAATCGTCCAACCCCAGCCTGTACGATCCGCTTGCCATTGATAAGGCCGCAATGCGGGCCATTGGCTGGTCCAATCCTGAGCAGTTCTTGCTGCCTGAAGATCAGCGTAACCAGCCGCCGCCGGAACTGCTCAAGGGAATCGAGGACGTTAAGATTGCCCACCAGAAGGCCGATGCTGATACGATGCGGGCACAGGCCGCAATGATCAAAGCACAGCAGCCTGCGGCCCCTGCGGGCGTTGCTGGACCCGCTGGTAAAGACCCGCAGGAACTCCAGAATAGCGGAGCCTTGCACGGGGATGTAGTAGTGCGCCCCGACCACCTGCAACTGTGCCAGCGGGAAAAGCGACGAAGGTGGAAGACGTGATCGCGCTG